TGCGATCAGTTAAAGATTGGATTAAAAGCATACAGGTATCTAAGCGAGGGTATAGAACTTGCAACTGAACTAGGTATTCAAGTTGATGAGGCAGAGTTAATTAGAACTAACTCAACAGGATTGACTATCTATAATCCAAGCAACCTTGCAAGTATGATTAAAGGATTAAAAAATAAACATCAATCAAGAGAAGCTAAAATATTGGCAAGAAAAAAATACGAAGAAAGTATAAATTAAGTATTGACAAAGGGACTATTCTATTATAGGATAGTCCCATAACATATAAAGGAGTAGAAAGTATGAAAC